TCCGCTAATTGTTTGATCGCCAGTATTGTAGACAAGATTATTTGCATATAGATTTTCTGTATATAGATTTCCATCTATTACTTCATCTGTTTTAGAAATATAAATATAATCTCCACCTGCTACTCCAATAATATATTTAGCATTACTTGTAATTTTAACAGAATACCATACTTTAGAACTTGCGATTGATTTCCAAGTTTCGCCATAATTAGATGAAATATAAATATTTCCCGAAGCTACACCCGCAACTATATATTTTCCATCGCTACTAATATCAACAGAAAGCCAAGCACGAGAACCACTTGAAGTTTTAGGACTCCAACTAATTCCATAATCTGAAGAAATATAAATATATCCACTACTTGCACTTGCAACTTGATATTTTCCATCACTACTCATCGCTACAGCAGAAAAATTTACTGAGGTAGGACCAACTATTGTCCAACTATTTCCATAATCACTAGAAATATGAATTCTATCATTTATAACACCTGCTCCAACAAGCGTGATATATTTTCCATCACTGCTTATCGCTACGGCTTTCATTCCAGTACTAGCGCTTACATCAAAAGAATTCCAAGTAGTTCCATAGTCGGTAGAAATTATATATTCTTGGATTGTTGTATATTTTGAAGCAATTTGAATTTTACCATCGCTTGACATTGCAATTTTATTAGCGGATAATATGGATGAACCGCCTACAGGTATATTCCATGTATTGCCATAATCCGAGGAAACATGAATATTACTAGTTCCAAGATAATTTGAGATTGCAGTTTGATATTTTCCACAACTACTCATGCTAACGTCAACCCAATAAGTTATTATTCCTTTCTCTCTCCAACTATTTCCATAATCATTAGAAATATAAATATATCCAGCATTATTTGCTGCTGTTTGATATTTACCATCGCTTGATGTTGCGATTCCTCTCCAATTTCTAACTGAATCAGTTAATCTGGAATTAAAAGAATTTCCAATATTTTCATTTTTTAAAAGTAAAGTATTTTGAGAAATTTTATTTCTACCTAAGAAAAATCCACCATCGCCACTTCCAGTAATTCCTACTCCGCTAAAAAATCCGCTTGGTTGTGAATAAAATAAAAGATTATTACTAATGCTTAAACCACTAATAAAATTTTTATTTCCACTAATAGTTTCATTTCCAGCTTTATGAACTACTTGGCTGTCAGTAGCTATTATAGCACTTTCATTATTTGCTAAATTAGATAGGTCAAAATTTAAACTTTTATTGCCATTTTCTAACTGAAAAGTTATAGTTCCATCTGATGGTAATATATTCATATAAGAACCCTGTGCGTTATCATATATTTTAACTATACCATTATCAATTTCACCACCAATATCTATACCATCAATAAAAATTCCAGAATTATGAAAAGTTTTAACGCCAAAAATACTTTGATTTCCAGTATTATAAACTAAATTATTTGCAAAAATTGTTGTAAAAATTCCTGTATATCCACTAATATTTCCTGTAACAGTTGTATCAATTATTTCATTATATCTTAAAGTACCAGCAACAGTAAGATCTCCAGATACATTTAAATTATTTAAAAAAGTTTTAATTCCACTTATATTTTGATTTGATGTAGTTGTTACAAAAGTATTCCCTAAAACTCCAGTATCTTGAACTACTTGAGCTACAAAGCCGCTAAGATCAGCTTGATTAATTTGTTTTACTCTAATAAAATTTTCAGCCATTTTTTATATCCTCAGATTTTTTGCTATGATAAAGAATGCTTGCAACATAACTATCTAGTCCATGCTCTACTGCAATACTATCAATTTCATTTATTGTATTTAAATTTTTATCTTTAGGATTAGTTACATATTCTCCAACTACATTTTCCCAATTTTCTGGTAATTCATTTGAAGCAATAATCTTGACTATTTCAAAAGCAACATCTTTTTGCTGTTTAGAAAGTTTGCGAAGTGAATGTTTTTCTCTAAGACTTGCTTCTACTTTATCTTGAAGTTTTGAAGCCAAAATAAAATTATTTTTAATTTTTTCTATATCAAAAAATGTAGCTTTACTTTGTTTTCCACCGCCAACTGGTTTAACATTTTTGGTTGTTTGAGGTATTCCTGTTGATCCCTCTGGTCTGCCGGGTTCACCCATTTTAGCACCACCAATAAGTGGTTGATAATAACCTTGATCTTTTAATTCTCTAAGTCTTTGTTGTGATTCAACAGAACTTTCTGGATCTGGTAGTTTTCCTGTTTCGATTGCGGCTAAACCTTCTTCTGGAGTTAGTATACCAAGCTCTACAAGTCTTGTGTATATTCTTGAATACTGAATATCATCTTTAAGATCAATATCTTCAAAGTATGGAGTTGGATAATTTTTAAATCCAAGTTCTTTGCTAATTCTACGAATCTCTGGATATAAGAAATTATTTATAAATGATTCACGAGCCTGTTTTAATCTTTCAATAAATACTTGAACCTTGATACTTTCATTTGCAAACTTTTCATTACCAATAAGAATATTATTTAAACCAATTTGAATATCTCGATCAACAATTTGATATTTTTCTGGACCCATTAAACTTCCGATATTAGGAATAATAAATTCTGCTTTGGTTGTATAATCTGCAATAAGAACACGACCAACACTTTGATTTGTAAATAGACCTTGCATAGCTTCTAAATTCTTTTGATTAACGCCACCCTTATCTGGATCTGTACCCATAGTAATCAATAAGATAATTTGCTGTAATGAACGAGCTACGGCCATATCCATCTTTTTCATTTCTGCTTTCCAGTTAATATCTTCTAATACTGGGAAGCCCATAGGAACTGCAAATGGCTCGTAATCTTGCTTCTTATAAAATACAGCGCAGAGTCTATTGCGGTCTAATGGAAGAGTCAAAATTCCAACTCTTGTTTTTGTAATAAGTTTTTGAGTTTCTGGAGGTAAACTTTTTAATACTTCTAAATCCTCTTCTGTTTTAGGAGCTTTTAGTCTTTCTAATTCATAATCGCTTAGAATTTTATAATATCTTCCTACTGAAAAATTGATTGTGCCACCTATTTGAACATCTGCGGGATTAATAATATTATACCTTGCTGGCAACATAATATTTGCAGCTTTTGCAGATAAACCAAAAGTTTGAGTAATCTTACTTACATCTTCTGGTTGAATTTTTGTATCAAAACGATAAATAAATACATTTCCACTTCTATAATATTCACGGAAAAATTGATCTTGTAGATCAAACATATTTATTTTCTTTAACCATGCTGTAAAGAAATCTCTACTCTTTTGACTTCCGCCTTTAAAATAAATATTACTGCAAGAAAATTCTGTCATTAAATCAATCGTGTTTCTAAATATCGCAAAATTATAATAACATTTTTGGCAAAGAATGACCGCATCGCGGACATTCATATTAGAACTATTTGCTATACCAGTAGAATATCTAAAAGGAATTAATCCATCATCAATATTTTTATATCTGCTAGTTCTAGTAATATCGGCGGCTGCATTTCTTCTAGTTTGAGTATGAGAGGCATCATTCGCGTCTGAACCTGCTACTGCGGCTTGAATTTCGTAATTTGTAGAAGCTTCAGTAACCATCAAGGGTTGAATTTGATCGTTTTTAACGATTTTTTCTTGTTTTTTAGATTTTTTGGCCATTTTGTTGTTAAATATTACACATTATCTGATCATAATAGGCGAAAAAGTAGGTTGAACTTCGACTATTTGAGTTGTCATTATATCATTATAGCACTTTATAGCCCAATTTGCTAACATAAATGCTGAATAATTATCTTTTCTGGCTTTATTAGCCGATGCGCTTCTTTTTAAATGTTGAGGTAAATCAAAACTTTGTGTTCCTCTACTAGTTGTAGAGTGTTCAATTAATACGCATTGTTTTTTAGTTTGATATATGAAATCATCTTGATTTTCGATAAAGTCTAATATTGTCCAATCTTTTTTGTCTTCGGTTTTCATAAGTTCTAAAGGAATATTTAAAGCTATTGTTTCATTAAATGAACTTTCATCCGAAGCAGTACGACTAGCAAACCATACTCTTTTATAATCAATGCATGCTTGAAGATATTCATTTGCTTTACGAATAAAATTACTAGTAAAAACTTGATTAAATGCAATTCTTTTGTTTTCTAAATTATATTGATTCTTAACATTTTTAATCATTAAATCATAATCTGCGCCCTCAAGATCAGAATCAAAATCTAATGTTTTAATTTCAATTCTATCTTGTTTAAATAAACTTGATTCATTGCATGCAGACAAGAATGTGTCTGCTCCTGCATTATCAATAACCATAAAAACAATATTAAAACTTTTCATTATGTAATATAAATAATTAACATGATTTTTTAAATTGCCTAGTCCTGCATAAGTATGTACTAATATGCCCTGTTTTTTTTCTTCGTCATACTCCATAACAGCCATAGCAAAATAATCCGCATTTGGACTATCACTCATATTAGGGTCAATTCCAAGAATATATCTTTTCTTTGGATCACCTCGCATTAATGTATGAGGTCTTTCTCCAGTTTTTAATGTGCATTCTTCCATTTTCTTTGCGTTAAAATAACTATCGCTACCATCTGTAAATTGCGCGCAGTATTCTCTTAAGAATCCGCTATGACTTGATCCACCAGCTTGAGCTTCTTCGATAATCGTTTTATCAATCATTTCTTCTGGTAATGCTTCATAACTCATTTGACTTACAAAATAAGTTGCTTCACCTTTTTCTGGACTATTAATTTTTTCACACCATTCAAGATAAGTTTTATAAAGATTTTCAAATGTATAACTTGCAGATGAAAGAGCAATCATCTTACTTGTGTTTTCAAAAACCATTCTATCTTTTTCTTGCATTACTCCCTCAGATATTAATTTGTCTTCAAACTCGCGAATCTCCATTCTCTCTTTCATGTTTTGCGGGGCAACTAAGAATGGCATTAATACATTTTTAATGATCTCTTCTGGCAAGAGAAGAAACTCGTCAAGCACAAGAATATTTGCTCGAAAGCCTCGAATCTTTTCTCCATTAAGAGGAATTGCTACAATACTTCCATTATTAATTTGCCATTCAAATTGATCATTTCTTTTTGCTTTTGCTCCAAAGCATTGAGAAAGTAATTCTGCTCCGGGGCTTTGAACAATTTTCTCTAGATTATTAAAAATAAATCTTGCAGTTCTAAATGTTGGACCAGCTATAAGTATTTTTGTATTAGGTTCAAAGATGCATTGAAGAAAACAAAATACCGCAGCCATAAAAGATTTTCCACAACCACGACCAAATACGCACATATTAAAATTTCTATTCATCATAGCTTTTAAATGTATCTCTTGATAAGCTGCAAGTTTAACTCCACTAATTAGCTCAACAGTAAAACCAATATTTGCTCTTAAAAATTTAGCCAAAGTAATTTTTGCTTCGCGATCATTAAGGAATCCTTTTAATTCAGATAGCTCTGCATTAACGTCTTTAATCTCTTTTAAATATTTTTCTGGGCAAAAAATCATATAATTTTCATATCATATGCTAATTGTAAATCTATTTTCTTATAAAAACATTTACTAGCAAATATAGCCTCAATTAATCTTGTCATTTCTTTTCTACCATCAACAAATAAAAATTGTAAATTATCATAGCTTTGTAAAAGTTCTCTTACATTATGAAATATATATTCTGGAGTTGCTTTTATTTTTTTACTTATATGAGGAAGATATTGAAAACTTAAAGCATTTGCAAGCGTTTCTTCTACCATAACAATAACATATGAATTATTTTTTCTAGCTTTTTCTATTTCATTTTTAAAACGGTCATAGTTTTTGACGCTAAGCGTACTTATAAAATCGCTAAGACTTTTTCTTTCTATGAAGCATCCACAATTATCATTTGAACAAGCGTAATCTCCAAATGATAAAGTCTTAATTTCAAATGGTATATTAAATTTAAGCCAACTTTGCTCTCTTGTGTCTACATAGATTGTATCTTTTTGTGTTAATTTATTTTTAAAATTATCTCCAGTTAGATTAGGATGAACAAATTTATTTTCTAAACCTATAGAAGAACAAGTATCATAATAATCTTTAAATATCTTATTATAGAATATAATTGATGGTGCCATTATTGTTCTTAATTCAATTTGAGTTGGTGAATAAATTAAATTTTTACTATCTTTTCTTTTAATTAATAATTGCTTGCAATATTCTTGAGCTTTATCTATTGGCTGTTCTTTTAGCCATTTTTTCATATTATTCTTGTCATTAAAATCGCTATTAAGATACTGCTCTTTGGTTTTAAAATTTATTAATTCATTTGTAAGTAGATCGCGGCGTTCATAATAAGTTTGATAATATTTTACTTTATTTAAACCATAACCTTTAAGCGCAAAATGAAGACTCTTTTCATCTTTAAACTCTTTACCATCTATTTTACATATTATGCTCATCCATTTAAAATCTCATCTTTAGATATACCTAATATCTTGCATTTTAATTCATCCATTGTGGTAAGTCTATCAATTTCTTTCTCTACTACTTGTTTGCGCATCTCTGCCATTCTTAAAAGTTTTGCTCGACTCTCTTCTTCTTTCCACATTTGCACAAGGTTGATAATTGAGGCTGTTTCTTTTACTTGCTTGCTTAATCTTTCACTTCTTTTTACTTTAAGATCGTTAAGAAGTTTTTGCTGACGATTAACGCAGTCATTGTATTCTTTTCTGGCTGTATTACTTGCTTCAACTAATGCCATTGGAATTTTTCCATCTGCTTCCATTGAAATATCAATTTGATTTTGAAGAGCATTAATTGTTTGTTGAATATTTGATGAAATTACTACTTCTGTAGAAAGAACGATATATTGATCAACTTCTTCCTGAGTTAAATCACTTTTATCATATGTATAACGAACAAAACTGCTTTCAAAAAGTTCTCTATCTCTTTCATCATTATATAAATTAATCTGATGAATAAATCTGAAAGTATTCATATAACCTATCAGTGAAGAGATATCTTTTTTATGTTTATGGGTTAATTTATTTTTGTCAACTCCATCCATAATATATCTGTTAATCTTTGCTATCATCCTATCTTCGCTTTTTGGTGGACGATATTCATCTGTAGAAAGATTTTCGTTTTCTTGATTATTGTATTTTATATTTGTTGGTAGAGTTTTAATATATTCAAGAACACTTCTAGTTTCTTGAGATAGATTTGTCAATTCTTCGTTTTTAAATAAAATTTTTGCAATCTCTATACCTGTCATAGTTGAACAGTTGTTCCCAATATATTCTTTTTGCTCAAGACTTAAATCTATTAATCCTTTAGCTTGATATTCATGACTTTTTCTTGGTTTGATTTGTCTTGATGCTAAAAATTCTTTAACAGCTTTTCCTTCTTTACTTCTTCCATCTAGATCATCTCTATCAAAAGCTACTCTAACTAATTCAACTAGCGAAGGAGGATTATCTGGACGATTATTCCATTCTGTTAAAAGTTTTAACTGTTGGGCTTCTGTTAAGATTGGTAAATTTTCACTCATATTAATATAAATCTATGTCTCCGTTATATAGATGCTTTTTGACTTTAAAAATAATAATCTTTTTAATATTTTTGATTTGTTTATATCCAGCTATTCTATTCTTTTCACTCGTTCTATATCCCATAAGTTTGGCTGTTTGTTCTTCATCTTTACCTTCAATATAAAGATATTGATAAACTTTCCATTCTATTGGTTTTAAGACTTTTTGCATTTTAATATGAATATTATTAGCTGTTTTCTCTAAATTAAAATGGTCCATTGGCATATCATTAATTTCCTGAGAATGATTTTCAATGCTAAGAGTTAATTTTGTATCATGTGCGTTCTTTTTGCTTTTTTCCCAATTTGCATATAGTGGACAAGCATTACATTGATTTGTGTAAATTGCACATCCATCTTCGCCTTCTGCAGCTGCACATTTAAGACATGGACGAGTAAAATTACTATAATTATTTCTTATTAAATTTTTAATTTGATTACTAATGATACGATTAACCCAAGGAGCTAATGGTTTCTTGTGGTCATAAAGATGCCATTTCTTATGAATATGGATTCTTAATATCTGTGCGACATCATGAAAATCCATCCAATTGATGGCAGTCAAATTCCACTTATTTTTTCTTTTAATTATCTCGGAATCTATGACATCAATTAGGCTTTCAAAGGAAGGCTTTTTAGCCATCTCTTGACCCTCTAGATCTTCCTCTTATTGAACCGGCTTCTCTCTTGAAATCTTCCAAGAATTTTTTCCTCTGTTCTGCCATTTGACTTTTTGTTAATTTTTTACTTTCAATTTTTTCTCTTTTTGCACCAGTTTTTGCGCTTCCAACAATATCGCCAATTTTAGTTTTTTGTTTTTGCACTTCAAATTGATCCATTTCAACATCTAATCTTCTAATTGACGGAACTTTGTTTACTGTGCTAATATCGTCTTCGGGATCATCAAAATCATCATCTACTTCAACATCTATTGGTTTAGTTGTTGTTGGTTTTTGATATAAAGATTTATTAACTACTGTATTATCAAAAGATTTGCCACAATTACTACAAAATTTAGGTTTAGAAGCTGAATAATTTGTAGGACTACCACATTCTGTACAATATATTTTAAGCATAATACTAATTATACTTTAAATTAATTAAAAATTCAATTATTTTAGTTGCTCAAATTTCTCGATAATATAAGCTAAAATATCATTTCGCATAATATCATCTGTGCCAAATTTAAATGTCATAATACCCTTATCTGAACTTTTCTTATCATCAAATAAATTATATATCTTTTCAAATCCACTATTTTTAATATCTGATTGACGAATATCTCCAATTAATATTAATTTACTAAATCTACCCATTCTAGTAGTAATTAATAAAAGATCATGTATGCTTAAATTCTGAGCTTCGTCACATATAATATAACTTGCGTTAATACTTAATCCTCGAAGAAATCCTACAGGTAATCCCTTTACTCTTTCCTCTTTTAATAATCTTTCTACTTGTCCTTTTGGTAATAATTCATGTAATTTATCCATTAATGGTTGTAAATATGGATCTAATTTACTATGTAGATCACCTTTGAGAAAGCCTAGATTATGAGTAGAACTTTCTACAGGGTTACGAATATAAAATATTTCGCCTATTTTCTTGCTATTAAGGGCTTGCAAAGCCGCATAAACTGAAAGTAAACTTTTTGCTGTTCCCGCTGGACCTTTACAGAATACTATTTTTGTTTCCTTGTCTTGAAGTAATTGTATAAATTTCTTTTGATTATCTGTCCATTGTAATTCACGAATATCCAAGAAACCTTCAATTTTATCTCTTTGAGGAACAACTGGTGACTTATCTTCTATCTTACGTTTATTCTTTTTAGACATGCAACTTTACTACTAAATTTACACCATATTTTTAATTTAGTGTAAATAAATTAACTGTGGCATTTCTAAACGCTAATATACCTCCAATTGAATGTTATGTAAGAGGAAATTATTTACGAGATCAAAAAGATAGTCATGATAAATATTTTCCATGTTTAATTTTTGGTATTTCAAGTCTACCAAGTCAAGTTCCACTTTTTAATTTTTTAATGGAAGATGGTGGAATTTGGTGGCATGCACCAATCAGCGCTTTTTGTAAAAAAGAAGGAGTACAAGAACAAGATCTACATGAATTAGAACTTTGGGATAGTTTTAGTTATCATATAGCCGTTACAAAATTTTCACTTTTTCAAAATAAAAAAATGAAATTTTTAGCAAGAAGTGGTAAGGAATATCTTGGTACATATCTTTTTACTCTTGATTGGGCGCATAGTGACTTTAATGAATTAAATTTTGGATTTAGCGAGCATCCAGATCAACATAAATGTGGACATGTATTAGAATTAGATAATGGTAATTTTGCTATTCAACCTAATAATAGAATAAGATTATATGATCCTAATTTTGTTACTAAACAAGGACAAAATCTTATAGAAAGAAAGGTAAATACTCATCTTTATACTGTAGAAAATTGTCCAAAATGGGTAACTGAAGATTCAAATAACTATGAATATAGTGTAAATAAAATCAATGAATGAAGGACTAATATTCCCTAAGTTAACTGAAAGACAAAAAGATCTTTATCTTAAAATTGTAACAAATTTACAAACCTATGGTTATTTTGATCGTGGACATGGATCAAATGGAATACAATATTTAAATGCAGAACAAAACCCATTTAAAGAAAAAGGATTAGAATGTGAATATTGTGTTTTTTACTACCTTGAAGGTGATAAACCAAGATGCGAATTAATTCAAGGAGATATTGATGCCGAGGGATGGTGCAAATTTTGGATTATAAGCGACCAAGACATAAGAGAAGAATCTAGAGCCGCTTTTAGATTACTTAATAATAAAACTAAAACTTATGAAATAACTTATGATCTAAAAAGAGGTAAAGATGAAACAGCAAACATTCAAAATAACAAATAAAAACATATTAGAGGGTGAAAAAGCCAATCCTCAAAATTGCGCTATAGCACGAGCTATCAAAAGTAAAATGAAGAAAAAAATTAAAAGCGTATCAGTATTACCAAGTCAAGTAATACTTGAAACAGATAGAAATATGTTTATTGCTGATATGCCAAATATTGGAACTAATTTTATTAAAAGATTTGATCGTGGGCAAGCTGTTAATAGTTTTCAATTAAATTTAAAGTTTAAAAAAGGTTACGCTTTAGTTTAATCCAATAAAAAATTTTCCGCCAGTTGAGCTAATAATTGATTTTAGCTGAGGGTTTGGTTGTTTATCCATGCTTTTTATATAAAGTTTAATATTTTTTTCTTTTAGGATCTTATTTAAGATTTCTAGACCTTCCTGCTCTTGTAGATCTTGAAGATCACAAAACCAATAAATTGTATCTACATCTTGATTTATTAGATCTTGAAATGCTCTCATTGTCGCACATTCTGGAATTAGAAGGCATCCATAAACATCAGCTATTTTTGCATTAGAGAATTCTTTTCTAATTTCTCGTTTTAAACGGGTTATATATGGATTCATACTAGAAGAAACATCTAATATAACTCCAAGTTTACCAGCTTGAATATTATTTCCTAATATATTCGCTTCTTTCAATCCATTACCACCTTTTCCTTTTCCTGCTCCTCGGCCCAATAAATCAGACCCTTTGCCATCTGAACCATATCCATCAATACCTGATATCTTACCTTCTGTGTATAGAATATTTTTGCCAGATTTAATCTTAACTTGTGATTCTTCTGTTTTAAAATCAATTTTCTTCTTAGATAATGAAGAAGTCAAAACTGGGGGTATACTTAAAGCAATATTATCTACAGGAACATCTATTTTTTCATTAAATTCATTAATTCCAAACGAAACGGAACTATTAGAATCCTCTTCTTGTGAATTTTCAATAGATTGAGGTTCTTCAAAAGTAATATCGTCCATTGGTGCTGAATCTGCTATAGCTTTTTCTTCTATATCTTTCTGAGATATATCTGTATATACCCAATTTTTAATATTTTTATCTTTTGGAAATACTATATAATTTGCAGAGCATATTAATCCTATAATATGAATAAAAGTGGCGAATATTATATATTTATTGAATTTTTCTAGCTTGCGGTTAAAATTTAAGGCTTTGGCGCGTATAAATTTCGCTAGTTTATTATAAACATAAAATATACTATCTTCTATAAGAAAGACTGTTTCCCATGAGATAAGGTTTTTCCTATATTTTTTATTATAGTTTATATCATGTTCTTGATTAGAAAAGGCTTTGTATAAAAAGCTCAAGATATAACCAAATAGAGCTAAAACAAATATTGTTGCCATAGTATATACTTATACTATACCACAGATATATATAAAAAACAACTAAATCAAAAAGGGTTTCTAATAAAAATAGCCTCCCGGATTTTTTTACCTTGAAGATATTTTGAATTTAAATTCTTTTATATAGATTTAGAAAAAGGGGGGTATAGGTAAAGATATATAGATAAATAGTATTATATTATTGGGGAGAATGATGTTAATACCCCCACGACCCTATTATCGGTTTCGGAGGCTCACATTTTTCAAAAATGGGGGGTCATTTTTCCAAATAATTTTTGTAGGCTTCTGTAAGTCTTTGATAATCAATGAAATTTAAATGCAAAAAATCCCTTGCAGAATCCCTAATCTGTGATAGATTA